GTAAATGAATTCAAGTTACCGCCTTGGCCACCAGCTAAATATTCATACTGTCTGAATATTGAAGTATTTTCATCAGCTGGATTGTTTGATGTTTCAAGAACTTGGATATATCCAATATCATTTAAGTTTTCATCTGAAGTTGCTGTTTTGTAATATACTTCGAAATTAGAAACAGAAGGCCTGTTAGCAGCGAATATGATTTTTAATCCGACTGCGGGTTCTTCAAGAGTTACTGGCTTTGTGATATGCTTTGCTGCGCTTGTTCCACCCGTACTACTTGTTTCTAAAACAATCGATAGTGGAATATTAGCTAAACTTGTAGAAGATGAATCTTGATTATCAATTATATTTTCAAATGTAGATATCGATCCTCGTTGCATATCAACAATAGGTGATACTTTTGTGTCAGTTGTTGCTAAATTTAGCCTTAAGTCTAAAGACTTATTACCGCTCAAAGAAGATGAATTTTGATTTGTTTTTGTTGCAATAATTTTTGGTGCACTATTATAGTTAATATCATTCAATGTAATTGTTGAATAACTAGCATCTTTCGAGTAAGCTCCACTAGTTCCAGTGTTTCTTCCATTAGCAAATGATGATCCAGAAGTCTTCTTAATTGAAGCAGATATTGAAGTATCATCTATTACTAGTGTTTGTACCTGTGGAATAAATGCATCATACATAGCATTCTGAGAAGCAATAACACCGTTTCCGCCTACACGCAATGACCCAGTTGCAGAAGAATCTGCAGCAATAGTGTAACCCGTCCAGTCAACATTTACGATTTGTCGAGATCCTACGATCGAAGATCCTAAGATACCAGCATAAGAAGTTGCCGAGTCTAAACCTCTAATCGATACATAATCATTTTTAATAAATCCATGACCTTGGTGATAGACTCTTAAAGTTGTGCTTCCACTATCAGTTAGAATAGGGTTACTTGGTAAGAGTTGAAGATCTGTGTCTAGATTATCAAAATCTGCAATTCCAGATGATGAGAATTTTGCTCTATAGAGATTAAACATTAGATCACGTGCTTGATCGGGTGTCCATGTAATACTATTCTGCGACAAGAATAGACTTCCAAGAGCAGGTTGTTTTGTGACTCTTTGCTCAGTAGATCCAATTACAAAGTCATATGTTTTCGCTACGTAAACTTTATATGCTACCGAATTGGCTAAAAGAACAATTGCATAACTTCTTTGTGGCGTAAGATATACTGGCTCTTCAAACTCAAAGGTAGTAGGAGTTGCTCTCACTGTAGATATATCTGTCAAGTTAGATGGAATATTTACCTGACTCGCGTTTAAGAACTTTACTGCACCCGGCACTGGCGCGCCACTCGGTGTACCATTAATAAGTTCTCTAACTTGAAGTTGAACCGGTGGTCCGCCATCAGCTTCTTTAGAGTTAAAGAAAACATCGACTTTAGTCAGGAAAATGCCATTAGGATTTTCTGCTTGCGAGACAAAGAATGATTGTGCTAATGGATCATCGCCGCCGCCTCTTAAATCATCGGCAGAGCTAAAATCTGCGGAAGAGGGGGTGCGCCGCGGTGGCGGAGGCGGCGGTGGAATTCGAGTAGAGCTGATATCTCTTTGACGAGTAACAAGGACTCCGGTCGATGTAAAGATAGTTACTGCTTTTGAAAGAGCGTCATTATTCACATCAGAGACATCTGTTAATGTAACATCATGTCTTCCAGTTCTAAATTGAAGCGATGGGCTTCCGGGAATGAGGAAAGAACCTATAATTTCCCCATTACTGTCTGCAATTAGATCAGTCGATCCATTTGGATGGCTCGTGTTGCTCGAGAACACATTTCCACCAACATTTTCTGATCTTGTAGCAAATCTTTCAAAGGTAGACTCTTCTCTAGCGTAATCAGATATATTTGAAGTTCCTAAGAACATGAAGTGTTTTGTGTTTGCGCGCAATCCATTCGCTTTAAAGAATATGATACGAGATCTCATGAAAGGAATTAGTCTTACATCAACGACTCGATCACCGATTAGTTCTCTTCTAAATCTTGATCCACCTTCTGTAACTACTCCTAAGTTTGTATTACCAGTCCAGTTGTTGATTAGATCAGATTCAGACCACGGCCAAATTGTAGAAATATCAGGAGATGGATTTATGCGATTTGATTCATTGTTTCCTGTAATAATGTTATCCGGCGCGTAGACTGTTTCAATCCATTCATCTGATGCTGGAGAAAGCTCTATATGGCCAAGATTTGTTATAACCGCAAATGGATTAATATTTTCTACTTCTGTTGCAAGATTTTGATTAAGATGTGATTCATTACTGTCAATTGACAGCATCACTAAATCACCCTTACGAATAGTTGTACTACCGGCTGAATCAAAGAACAATCTAGTATTATGAGGAAACGCAATCGGACTTAAAACATGATTAATTTCATCAATTGATGCTCTATACTCTGGATTTCCAGTAGCAGAAAACGCATAATCTTTAAATCCGTCTGCGAGAAATCCTGCTTTTGTTCTTTCGAGTCCGGCGGAATCAATTACAGTTAATGTTGATGTATTCGCTTCGAGAAGACTTAATGCTGTTAATTCTTGTAACTTAGTTATCCGATTCTCGAGATCAGCAATGTCAGCCATTGTAAATCTTTTTGCAGGAATCAAAGTAGTAGTAAGATCAGAATCATTAAGAGTAAAGGCGTTTAAATGAATATCATATAGCGATATTGATCCTTCCGGAATAGTAGGAAGAATTGGATTGATAGATGATACACCAGTTATAACTTTTGCAGCACCGGCAGGTGGGAATTTTTGTCCCGGAGTAGTGTATCCATACGCTATCAATCTATCACTTCGAGGCATGTAATATACCACATCAGCGCTAAACGTTCCAGTATTAGCTGGTAAAGCGTTGATAATTGGATCTGCACCAATCAGTGCACCATTGGAGTCAAAGTTAATATTTGCTACACCAGCATTTGAAGATTTCACAGCTTTTGGTCTGAAGTCGATAACATCTCTCAGTGAAACAGTTGTTCCATCATTAAGTGTGTGACTCGGTATTTTTCCGTAAGGAACTGTCGCTGCTGGATATGAAGTAATATCGAAGAAATCACCATTAACGTTATGCTCAAAATATTTAAATCTAGAAAATATAGTTGTTCCCGCAGAAATTGTAATTCCGGGTTTTATAATTAGTCTACCAATGCCGTAATAATTATCTCTCTGGCCATTATCTTTATAAAAGTTCGTAGAAATATCAGAACCATTTGAATCATTAGTTTTAATCGACGTAAATTCAAAAATATCTGCTTTATTTAGCGAGATAAATTGCGTACCAGCACCATCTGATTCAGCATCTGCGGGCCAAGTTTTTGTGATAGTTGTATTTGTAAGAGTTTTTGCTCGAGCAGAAGGAGAAGATTTCGTTGCAAAGGCTAATACTTCGTAGTTAGCTGAAGGTCGTCCTCCAGACACATCAAATGATGTTCCAGCCGAGGCATCAACTGCGATACTGGTATCAACAGAGCTATCAACTTCTGAGAAAATCCACTGATTGGTGTTTGCAAAACTCGTATACCCAGATGGTATAGCAACTGCAGTAGCAACGCCGGATACATTCGTTGAAAAAGTTATTCTTTTCTGTACAGTAACTGCATCTACAGTCACTCCAGTTTGTGTTGGTTTTGTGTTAGGTAAAGAGAAAAGCAGACTATTGTTTGAAGTATTCTTCAGAATAGCTGCTCCACCCTCGAGTGTAACATTGAAATAATTTGTACCAGATGTTCCAATTGAGCGAGTTAACGAGAATGATTGCCCGGTATTCATTCGAATATCAAAGAGATAGAACTTATAACTTGTTCCGTTATCTTCTTCAACATGTCTAACACGAGCAGTACCGATTGTACTACCACCGTGATTAACAGCACTTCTCAAATTTAATTTTTCAAATGTGTTAATATTTGGCAGGCCTTTATTATCATCAATATCGCCTTTGATGAAGTTACCAAAACTCGCAATAACAATTTCGTTATCGAGAGAAATAGTATCTTGAGCTTTCGGTACTATAATTTCTGAAGCACCAACTTCTAATCTATAGCCATCAACATATACTATGCCGTCTGTAACCTTTAAAAGAAGATTTGCAGAATCATAAGTGTCAAAATTAGCGTTAAATGGTTTAACGATATAATTTCCTGATTCTTCTTTTGTACGTAGCGCAAGAATATTGTTAATTTCGTTATACGAATTATCTACTCTAACTTCATCGGATATCCCACCAGATGTTACTTTGCAAAGATAAACAAAGTTCTCACTAGATAATATGTCAGATTTTTTACTTAAAGTTAAAGTAATACGATATCTATCTGCACCCGGCGAAGCAATATTTGGTGTTGCACCTTGATTATCATAGAGAGCTGCATTATCTGTTGCAGTGATCACTTGTTCACTAACTTTAAATCCGACCTGTAAAGTTGGATTGCTAGTGTATTTGCTAATGATTAAACTTTGCTTTTCTGTAAAAACAAAGTGTCCTTGTACAAAGTAAACTCCACTTCCTATAGATACTTCTGTGCCACGGCCAGAAACACTTGAAGAAGCAGTTGTCATTGACACCGAACCATTGGAAAGAATTTGAGAAGCTCCAACTCGAATTGATGAAGCTCCAGCCGTTCCAGCGGTCGTTGAAATATATTCTACATATAATGTATCAGGATCACTTCCAGTAGCTGGAATTGCTCTAATGACTTTTACTTGAAGAGCAGCATCTGGTGCCTGAACTGTAAACGTTTTCCCAATAACAGTTGTAAGATAGTCGGAAGGTAATTGACTTGTGGCTAGCTTAATGAATTCGAGTCGATTATTACATGTAATACCACCCGGTACTACGACCCCGCCGTCAACAAATACATTCGAACCAAAATGTTCAATTTCTTTTTGTATAATAGATTGCATTTGATTGAGCTCTCTTGCTTGTAGAGCTCGACCAGCATTAAAGAGAATCCTATGATAGTTAGCACTATCAGAAAAATCGTCTTTATATATTGACGCAAATGTTGTACCAGTTAAATTTGTTGCCATTCTTTACACCGTAATAATAACTTTAATATCTTCTGTTTGTGAGGCAGATCTTACCACGCTAGCTCTGTTCTCGATATACAGAACATCTCCACTAAATTGATCTACTGCATTATATTTATCACCGGAATCAACCGTGGCTGAGCCAACACCGCTACCAGTGATTGATTCGCCATCAGTAAATTTTCCAGCTACGTTATTTAAATTCTGATGGAAATATACTATATTTCCGCTTGAGCTGTCGAGCTCAGTAACATATGCAGTTGTTCCAGAAGTTCCGCCGGTGATTAATTCGTCGACAACAAGCCCGGATGCAGCGATTGTGCTAGTAAGTGTCATAAAGCGTCCAACTTTTGCTGAAGCTCCAGTGAACCTTCCACCACTCGATGCGCTATCTGTATAATCTAGATTTTTCATAAGAACAATTTGTCTAAAATCATTCGTAATTTGGAAATTGCCGCCTTCAGCTCCATCTGGTTTTACGTTAAACATTACAGAAGAAGATTTGAGATCGCGAGATGCGCTTTTACCTATTCCGGCAGATGGTCCAATAATTGGTCTTAATTGAGCTGTTCCGCTTGAAACTTTTGCACCGGCAAAATTATATCCTGTTCCAAACGCAGCTGAATCATTATTCATTTCAACTTTTACAACTACGCCACCACTAATTGTTGCTGTGGCAGCAGCTCCAGTTCCATCACCATTAAAAGTAATAGTCGGAGCAGATGAATATCCAGCTCCGCCCGAAACAATTTCGACACCTAGAATTTGACCACCTACTGCGGTGTTTTGAATATTCAATTGCTGTAACTGAAACAAATTTGCCGAAGCTGAATCAATTGTAATGTCTTCGACTGGAATAAAATTTGAAGAAAGAAAGTTAGATGCGTTAGATGTTGCAATAGGATATAGAAATTTCCAAATATACCCGTCGGCCGTAGTAAAAGCTCTGACCTCTGATACTCCTGCAGCAGCATAACTAGGTTTAATGGTCGAAGCATTTGCTACTCCGGAAGCATTTTTACCTTGTTGTAAACAAATATAAACTTCATTGTCTTCTGTTAGTACATAGTAAGAATTTGTAGGAATACCAACAGAAGCGTCGCTCCATGATGAGTATATTGTTCCCGATGACCAATTATAGCGTGGAATCACAAATGAACTAGCTGTTACTTTTTTTACAGCTTGAATATTATTACGTGCTTCTCTTTCTTCTTTCAGCGATCGCAAAGGTGTAGCGACAGTATCTGAGCTGTCCCATACGTCAGACTTACCAATTCCAATATAATACTCATTACTATCAGTATTAGATTTTACTTCACTTATAAGTAAATTAGTAAATTGTCTTTTGAGAGGATCTGTTGCTATTGCTACCATGTTTTATCTCTTATACTATCAATTTCCGTTGTTTTTTTCATTTTGTTTCTTACACTAGTTGCCATTAGAAAGTAACCGGACTTCTGCTAGCACCAGCAATAAACCAGTCGCTGCCATCCCATATAAGTTGCACTGATCCGTGGTTAGCTTCAAGCTGAACATATGTCTTACCATTAACTGCAAAGCTTGTAGGAAAGACGTTTGCTACTGAAGTCGACTTATTAGTAAAAACTTTATATTCACCGACAGTTGTTCCATTCGCTAAACCTACATTTATTATGCCGGTTCCATTTAATATAATATATGACGCAGCAGCTGAAGCAGTAGTAGATGTAGTAACTTCAACTGAAGTATAGGCAGCTTTCGAAATATTAACTGAACCAGTTCCTTTTCCACTTAGTTCTAAGTTAATGTTCGAAAAAGATCCTGCTGCTTCAATTAATGGATGGTCTACAGAACTGCTAGTAGCATTTGTAAATTGAATTTGTTTTGTAGCGGCCGCGACTCCGACTAACGTAATTACTTCATTTCCGTTTGAATCAAAAAGACCAGTACCAATTTTTGGTGAATTAATTTGAGGACTGTTAAGTGTCTTACTAGTAAGAGTCTGAGATCCTTGATCTAAAACAATAGTACCGGTCAAATCTGGAAGAGTAATTGTTCTATCTGTAGAAACGTTCGATGCTTTTAAAAATGTTTCATTTGCATCTGGAGTGTATCCCTCAAAAACAATTGCATCAGAATCAATTACTATGTAACTTGACAAGACATTACTATCATTACCAAGATGTCGATAAAGTTCTACAAAATTATCATTAATTTTTGTTGCGGCAGCCCTAAGCGTATCGCCAGTTCCGTCGTTCGCTATAGCACCTGTTGCAATGTTCTGTCTAGTCATGTTTCACTCTTATTTATTTTACTTTATTTATATCGATGATTCAGTAATATCCGCAAGATATCTAGTAAACATGTCATTTTCTGTTGTTTCGTATGTCATTGACATGTCAGGTCCAGCTGTGTTCGAACTATCATCGAAAGTGAATGAATTCGGCGTTATAAGATCTATAATAGTTGGATAGAATCTATCGATAATTCCAACAGAATCGCCTGCAAAATCATTAACTGTAACAAAATTGGTAGTTCTTAAGGTAGTTCCATCTGATGAATCAATTAAGAAAGTCATAGCTTCACGATTACTTAAAGTATCTTCAACCGGTTCAATTGGAATCGATGTACTTGAAACCAAAGTTCTAGATAGATCATCAGCAGCTTTATCTCCAACTGCAGATATTGGTATAAGGGCTTCAGTTTCAGACACAACTTCACCGGCAAAATGCCATCCAGCTGGATGCACAAACTTCTTATAAAGTGTCTCATATTCTGCTGTCGCTAGCCCAACCTTGATTAGTATAGAAAAAATCTGATACTTGCGATTGTCTTGAATAAATTTTCGAGATTCATATCCTATTAGAGATTCATTTACAATGAATATGTTGTTTTTAGGATATTCTATAGAAGCTTCTTGATTAAAGAATCCTCTGAAAAATCCTTCTGCACTATTTTTTGAACCTTTTGCTTGATAAAAACGAGAAAGAAGTTTTGCCATCAATCTTGGTTGAGCAAAGAATGATGATACCGTTAAGCCGTTACCTATTTCACCAATTAATTCATCAAGATAGTCTAAATCGGTTTGTGAAATATCTCGAGCATAATGTATTTCTGAAATAATATTTGAAAAACTTTGTTTACCAGAACTATCTAAAAAATTGTAGTACTCATCAAGTAGTTTTATAAGTTTAGGATTATCTTGCTCATAGTAACTAGGAAGAACTTCACCTGTTTTAGAAGTAAAGAGCGTAATATTACGTCGGTTTTTATCATTCAGATCATGAGTCATTTTTATATCGTCGTAGGAGTATTTTGATAGTCAAGGACACCAATTGCAGTCGATCGATTTGCATCAATAGTTATAATATAATTTCTCAAAGGGCGAATCGTACTTTGATTCCCAGGAGTGCTTGTTACTTTAATGCTATCTCCGACATATGAAGATATATTGACACCAACAAAACTTACAACACCCGTACTTTGTGTATAAGATCCTGCGTTATCAACAATAACACTTCCACTCGTAGTGTCTACTAATTCTAATATTGTGCTGTTTAATCTATTTCTACCAAAAACAGTTTGACCGGTAGCTAAAGTAAATACAGAAGTGGTTAGGATATATTCGGTAGAACTCGGAGAGGATAACACTACTGGAAAGTTGATATTATAATTTAACGCAGAATTAAGTGTTGGAGTAAATCTCTGTTGAATCTTAACAGTCATAGTAGAGTTTAATATCGCCGGTGATAAAGCATCAATCGTCGCGAGGAGAGTAGATCTTCTAAACACTGCATCAAATGTGCTTAAATTAGTAGAAAAATAACTATTAATCGTATTTTGAATACTTACCTGTTGAGCTTCTACAGTTATTCCACTCAAATCGGGATCAAAATTAAATCTTGTTGTTAATTCTAAAAATGTATTAATTGGATCTTGAAAAACTGTGTCTATAGACATGATTCCAAGGTTAGCCGAGAGCTGCGATTGAATCGAATTTTTAACAACGGTTTTATTATCGCTAGTCAACCCTTCTATAAATTTTAATGAAACATACACACGTCCATATACAGGAGGTACATTGTCGTTTCCACCCCAAGCTGTTGCATCTTGTACAGTAGATGAATACCGAGAAAGTATAAGCGCTTTATAATCCTCTGCAGTAACTAATCTTTGTTGACTTGCAAAAGCTATCGGAGCATTTGCTTTAATTGAATTAATTGATTCTTTTTCAGCACCACCGGCCGAATTTGAAACTGTAGTAACTGTCAATGGATAATCTGTTCCACTCACTGTAACTTCTTGATCAGGCGTAAAAATGGTACCACCATTACCAGACGCGCCACTAGAAGAAATATATTCAATTACTATTTTGTTTCCAGATTTTGGAGCTAGACCTAAAACATTACCTTCACCGAATGAAATTTCATAAAATCCATTCGGTGTCTCTCTAATAATGTATACTTTAGATTCAGCGTTAATTCTAACTGTATCTTCAATATCAACGTA